CAGTAATTGCGGCATTACTAATCCAAGGCATAGAAGTTCCAACAAACACGGAGTGTACAAATTGATAAATTGTAAGTGTCGCCATTTGGAACGAAGCAACAGTTAACAACAAGTGGTCAAGTCTAACGTGTTTAGTTTTACTTAAAATCCACCACATCATTAATAAACCAGTAGCAACAAATGAAAGTCCAAAAATATCGTTATTAGCGGCGTGAGCAAGGACTGGCGGCCACGTGAAGTATTTGTCGCTTAAAACTAAGAATACCCCAAGCGCAATTAGAACAATTGATATAACTGTTCTGGTGGGATTCCGACACATTTTTTTAAACATGATGTTCACCTGATTTTTTTATTCTGGGACGTAATCTTTACCTGTAAGTTCTTTGTACTGATCCGGTGTGATACACCAATTGACCATATAGCCAATGTCTAACCCCCATGAAGCATACAATTTAGCGTCTTCAATGCTTGGTGCTGAAAATGGATTGTTTCCCATGATAACTCCTCCTATTCTGCCTTAGCTGCGATTTGCTTTTGTACTGCCACAAATTGCTGTGACAGGCCGACGAATTGCTTTTGAAATTGTTCCTGCGTAGTAACAAATTGCTGCTGGGCTTCTACTTGAGCCTTTGTGGCGCTTCCCAATGCTGTTTGTAAGCCTTCGATGGTTTTGTCCCGCTTTTCGGCTTGTTCGCCGTGCTGGTCAATCAATCCATGCAGGTAATCAATATCCAAATTGGGTAAATTACCTGGGGCCGTGACTTCTTGCGAATCATCACTCTTGAATGCGTACATCCACCAGTAGCGAGTGAAATATTGAATCGAGGTGGTCGGGATATTCACCGCTCGTAAGCCATCTGCTGGCTCAAGCACGGGCGTGGTATCCTTGTCTGGAAATTGGTTATCTGAATCTGGTTTTACGTAATAAATTGGCATCTTTTTCCATCCTTCCTATTTTGACTTAGTGATCCCAATAGTCGCTGGTGATCCTGCAAGTGACACGTCTTTTAAATTTGTAGTAAACGCGTTGAACGTGATTAGGTTGTTTTCGTTCCAGTTATTGCTTCCACCAATAAGTAAATTTCCATCTTGAATTTTAACTTTTAATGCGTGCCAATTACTACCTGTTTCTGAAATAGCATACTGTGAATTAATTCCAATAATTTGTGTTGATGAATCAATGTTAATTTTCCAATCAACTGAAGTAAAAACATATCCATCAGGAGCATCAACTTTGGCAATGAAATTATCTTTATCCGGTGCAACATTAAAAATTGCCGAACCAGTTAAACTGGCTGTTCCATCGCCGTTGTCCTTAAAAAGAATGGTCCCGCTAGTAGAAGAAACCAATTTCAAAGGACGCCAAGCACTTGTTTCAAGGCTTTTCAAATCGTCGCTGGTAGCGACTGATTTACCTCCGTTCACAGTGAGATTAGTAAAATCAGTAGGTTTAGAAACAACCCCAGTATCCGGATTGCGGTCAACCACGTTAGCGGCGTTAGCGGGTGTATAATCTAGCTTGTCCTGCTTAGCGTTAACTTCTTCTATACCCGCTACATCACTGGCTGGTTTACGCATATCAGATACGTTAACTTTATCCTCTGGATTAGGACACCAATCAGTAGCTACACTGCCTTTTTCCAGTTTTACACGACGATATTCGTATGATTGAGTGGTTGTTTTCTGAGATAAAGCTGCAATATAAATAATAAAGTATGCTGAATCTAAAAAAGTATTGGTAAAAGTAATTGTTAATTTTCCAGATGAATTAGCCGATGCAGTCGCTGATTTTACATAGTCTTCAATTATTCGGACGTTATTTTTGTCATATCCATATAATTCCATATGAATCGGAACTGTGTTATTACGGTATTCTGCAGTGATTGTATAAGTGTTTCCAGATTCAAGCCCTGTTATCTTGCCACTCGTAAGAGTAGAAACCCAGCCCTTATCTGAAAACGTCTGCCAGTCCGAATTCGTTCCAGGCGCTAGATTGGTACCAACCGCACTGTTATTAACTTGAGTTTGCAATGTGGCGACTTTGCTATCATCAGCAGGTGTGTAACCAATTTTATCTTGTTTGGCGTTAACTTCATCAATTCCCGCTACATCGCTAGCTGGCTTACGCATATCTGAAACATTAACCTTATCTTCTGGAGCTGGTGTCCAATCAGTAGCTATTGAACCTTTTTCAAATTTAAGCCCTGCAAATTGCACATATCCATCAGTTAAAGAAGTTACATTTTCAAATATCAATTTATCATTAATCGTAGTTGGAAACGAAGCAATATTAACAAGTGCAGAAATTCTTGTCCATCCAGAATTAGGCGGTAACGTTGCCACAGAATAGTTAATGCTAGTGTTGAATACAGTTCCTGAATCATTTCCATATATTCCAATGGTAGCAGATGTTGTAGGGGAAGTATTTCTTACGTACTCACTCATGACATAGTTTGTATTAGTTTTAATTTTTGGAGCTAGATAAGACCAATATATTTTTACTCCACTCCAGGCATCATTGGTTTGATAAATGTTTAATCCCAAATAAGTGTCAGATATATTTGATTTTCTATCAAGGCAAACTGTTGAATCATTTAATTGAGCTGTATTAATTAACAGGTTTCGGCCACCAATAGTATCGCTTAACTTGTTGAACGGCTGTACTTTAACCCCATTAAGCTGCTCAGTACCATCCTTGTTATCAGTAACTTTAGTGCTAAGTCCATTGTTTAAATCAGTAACTTTAGTTGCAAGCTGTTGTTTCGTTGCATAATTGCTCAAGTCAATAGTGTTGTCGTTGATTAATTCAAGGACTTCATCTTCATTAAGTCCACCAGCGCCTACAATAATTGAAGCATTTTCTGATTTAGCGACATGTGTCAATAGTGAGAAGTTAATTCCTGATAAAGTTGTTCCAGTTAATGCTGGAACTAAATCGGGTTTTTGCGCCGTTACAACCTCATATAACACTTCGGGGTTGTCATCAATCTTAGCGAATACGGCTAATCCATAAAGCATGTAGTCTTGCTTTACGCCCTCATTCGTAATTTTAACAAAAATTTTTACCGTTTCCTTATCATTAACAGAAATACTACTGATAGGAATGTCTTGTTTAACACTTGTTAATTCAGTCATTGCTTGAAGTTGATCTGGTGTTTTGCCAGATAAATCAAGGTCAGTTGTTTGCGCATGGGTGTAAACAATCTTTTTCCCGGATAGTGTTTGTGCTGACAACTGCATTCCCATGTCAGTTATGACAACATTATTCCATTTTGCCATCGTATCGCTCCTTTACTTTAATTTATATAAAACACAACTAATCACGTCGGATTTGGGACAAATATTTTAATCCGTTGACCCGTTGTTAATTATAACATTTTTGCTAATAAAAGCTCCACAATTCAAGAACAGAGTTGATGATGGTTGAACAATAAACGTTGCACCAGCTAGGGTGATTCCAGCGGATAATGCGTTTTGCAGTTCGTCCAAAAATAAATTCATAACCTCTGGGTGATCGATGTTTTCAAGTGGAATGTTTTCCACACGAATGTGCATAGGATCGCCGGAAACTGTCCCATCTGCGTTAATTTTGTAGTCAGTGATAAGCTGCACTTCTTCTTCGGGGAATCCAAATGTATCACTAATCAACTTAATTAATTCGTTAGCAGTTCCTTGGGAGTTTCGATTCATCATTTTAAGTTTAATTAATATTCTATAAAAATCATCACTAAAACTATTTCTAAATATGTCGAAGTCATATCCAATATCATCAAGCTGCATATCAACTGCATTGTCAATATCATTTATTAGTTGGACGGACTGGATATTGTTAATTAAATTATAAAAGAAGTTGTCATAAACACGCATTAGCTTTTCGGTTGGACTATCTTCGGTAGTGTTTATTCCATTAGTTGGAATATCAAGCACTTGCCGTCTGTGATACGTTTTAAAATCATTGACCATTGAAACTAACCTCGATTCCCTTATCAGAAATAGCAGCAGAGCTTATTTTTTCCAGCTGAATATCTTCTTTCCCCATCTTTTCAGGGTCAGTCCCCAGCTGTAAATCAGTAACGTTTTTAACCCCTTCAACATCATAAATAACTCCAAAGATTTTTGTATACGGAATTAGTGAACCCATTTCGTAATCTTGAATAAAGTATTCAATATTGTCAATAATATCGTTCTTAACTGATTCTTGTTCTTCTTCGGTATTAATATCAATTGAAACTGCACATTTTACATAGATAATTGTTTGTTTACCAGCAGAGAATCTAATGTCGTTGTATTCACCATTTGCCAGCTTAACCTTCTTTTGAATATCACCCGATAATGTAATACCAGCCGCAATGTTATCCGAAATGGCTTGAGCAATGTCGTCTTGATTACCGCCCAGCACATAAATATGCGTTGTGTATGGCGGATCACCAGCAGCATTGGTGGTTGGGTTGTTATTAACTTCAATGGTAGCATTGGTAACCCCTGAAATTTGTGAAATGGCATTAATGATTCCGTTTTTGGTTGGTGAAGTTGCTGATTTTCCAGCAATCTTAACCCGCTGCCGGAAGTTGTAATCATTTTCCAAATCTTGACCGCCAGACGCTGGGGTTGCATTGGTAACTTCTTCAATTTCGTCAACATACATAACTTGGTCTGTGATGGTATTGGCTTCGCAGTTGTAATCTTCGCCAGCTTCTTCGGCATAAACATCGACAACCGCTTTACCGTCTTCACCGATTACTACACTATCAGTTGTTTCGAAATTTCGGTTTTCGTTATTTGAAAACATTGTACCAGCAGGAACTTCATAGCCGACTTCGCCAGTGATTGTGACTTTTGTATGTGCATACGATTCCTTTTTTCGCGTCACACCATAATTTGTTGCTAGACGGTCTAACGTTGTACCGGTTGCCAGTGAAATGAAGCGAGAATCGTAAACATCAGCACTGTTTAAATCAATTTCAGCAAGCTGCCGTGCTACTGATTCAGCAAGTGACTCATAAAAAGAACCGGTTGACAAGTCAATGTCGCCATTAAAGTTTTGTTTTAAATCATTCTGTATCTTGATTAGCCAAGTCTCATAGTCATATGGCTGATAGCCCGTTTCTAGTAATGGCATAAAATTCCCTCCGTTTTTTAAGGTTCAAAATAAAATTCGTAATCCAAATTTGGGTTTCCGTTTTCGTCAATTAAGTCTTGGTCAATAATATTTAACATTGTTTTGACGTGTGCGGTTCGGGTGTTATCGTCAATATCTAATTCAATGTCAGTAACAGCATTCACGCGTGGATCATGTTCAATAGCTTCACGTATCTTTTGCTCGGCAATCGAACCACCAGAAACATCATCGAAAAATCCTAACCACTCAACGCCGAAATCATCATCGTCTTTGGCCCAACCAACTTGTGATTTTAGACGTAGTGATAGTGATTGCTTTAATTCTTCTATTCCGTTAACAATTAGTGAACCGTCAGTAATATCTGGATTCCCGTTTTCATCAAGCTTAGCGTCTACACTCATTCTATCACCCCCAATACTACAGCATTATCCATGCTAAACTGCCGAGTTTCGTCATCAATAAAGAACTTACCATTTTTATAATTTTCTAATGAGTGCTGCGTTATGATGGCTAACACATCATCGCCTACTTTTATAGGTGTTTTGTCTTCAATCGGCTTACCGTCTGCCACTGATTTTACTTTATTTTGTTTAAGCATTCGACAGTTACTAATAGGGTGATATTTTTCGCCTTTTTTAGTCTTCATTAGTGGCTGAATAGTTAATGGACTAATTTTAATTACCTTGGCAATAAACGGCCCACTATTTGAGTATTCTTTTATCATAGTCAGCACAAATTCTAACCCTTTATTTTTACCATCTTTCATTTTTTTCTACTCCTACGTCTTTTCTTTTCAGCAGCTATTTTATTTGCGTCTTTTTTAGCTTTTACACGGTCTTTAGCCGACTTCTTTTTATCCTTGCTTAAATCCTCTTTTTGTACCGAATTATAAACTTTCAACGGCACAAATTGGAACGTAACTGTAGCAGTTGAAGACGTAAACTCACGAACTCCACCGATAATTATACAATCACCATATTTTTTAAACCCACTACTGATGTTAGCGACCGTTCCTATGCCTATATCATACCGCATAAGGCATTGCGCTTCCATTTGCATTCCCTTGTATGCGCCATCGCCACTAGGCGTTGGAGAGGACGTTAGGCCCGTTTCTGGCGATAAAATTATTTTTTTCTTTTTACTAGCTGTAATCTTTTGAACGTATATTTTTCCGTTAAGAAAATAAACCGGCGTGTTAGCTGTTTTGGCTACATCTGCAATACCGTTTAATGGCGATTTGCTAACCGTATAACCATTAGCGAATTTATGATTATATGCCAAATTTAGTTTACCAATTGGTAGCCCTGCCCGTTTAGCAATATTCCGAATGATTGTGCTGGCACGAGTACCCTTTTTAAAATGCAAGTTTACATATTTTACAACTTTGGTTTTCTTCTTCTTAGCTGCAGTCTTTTTGCTAGAAACAGACGCTTTTTTTCTCATATTCGAAGCATAGCGCTTTTTCTCCGCAATTATTTGTTTGTGCTTAGCTTTTCTCTGCTGAACAGTTGAATTAGGGTTGTTCTTTTCCCACTTATAAAATACTTGTGTCAACCGCTTGTTGTTAGTATTTATTTTTTCCGTGGCATTCCCTCCGCTTGCCTTTTTCCGCTTACTTGCTGATTTTACCGTTTTATAAGTGACCTTCTTAACTTTAATATGCTTGCTGGTTATTTTTGGCATGTGATTAAACGTTACTTCAACAGTGTGGTTTTGCCCCTCATAGCTGGTAGGCGTTGATGACTGGATTGTCCCGGTGGTTATTTTGCCGCCCACGTGTGCAGTCATATCAGCATTATAAAAACCGCCATAAACAGTAACCTGTGCCCCCTGTTCCAAGAAAGCAAATTGGCTATCTGTTAAATTATAAAAAGTTAATTTGTTATTTTCCGGTTTTGTCCCTAATGAAAAAGCCGAGGAAAAATCCACGGCTCCGTTATAGGGGGACTTGCCGGTATATCTAAACGTTTTTTCAGTCTTGCCTTTTTTGACAACAACTTCTAAATACGGTCTAGCTAAATACATAAGCAGCCTCTTTTCATTTTTTACTAATAATCTTCATCACTATCGTCACCGTCATTATCATCAGCAATCATTTCGCTTTGATTGCCGTCCGGATTAAGTTCACCTGACTGGGTATCATTTTCGTCAAGCTCCCCAGTAAACAAATCGTCAATAGTAATATAGACGCCATCATTCATAGTCTCAAACGTTACGGAATGACATTTACCACTTTCATCTAATGGCACAAAGTCCTCTTCGGGTAAATCGCCGAAGTTAATATCAGCAAAAATCTTTTCACCGTATACAATTTTTTCGCATGTAACGATGTCTTCGCCATTAACATCTCTGATAGTAATGTAAAAGCTATCGTTGACTTTATTATAACTTATTTCAAACTCGTATTCACTTCCAGAAAATTCCAAATTGAACACCGAATCTTTTTCGGACTTGTCAAAATCAAACGTTGTCCTATACATTTACCCACCCTCTTTACTTAACACGGCATTTCTTACCAATAGGTAGCTTCGTATCAGAAAAACCATTCCAACTGCGCAGCTTAGATATGCTAGTTCCATACTTGTTATGGTAACCCCAGTAGGTGTCACCACTTTTTATGGTGATATATTTACCGGCCTTGGGCTTTACAGTTTTTCTTGACCCTGATTTTGTCGGTTTGTCAGTTTTGTTCTTTGGTGACTTAGATGTTTTGCCTTTAGTCGTTTTCTTGGGCTTAGTGTTCGCCCAGTTAATTTCCTGAACAGTCACTGACAACTTGATAGCATTTTCTAGTGGTTCGTCATAGTTAGGAGAAACAGATGTGATAACACCGCTATTAGTTCCTTGCTGACTGTGAAGCTCAACCTCAATACCATCGCGACACCATCTCATCAGTGTTTCAAGCTGTTTCTTTAAGCCACTGATTTCCGAATTCGATGATCCACCAAGTTTGCCATCTATCGTGTGAGTAACCGGTTGTGACTGCGTGTAGTGATTGATATATTGACCAGTAAAAATAGCACTAGTCGTTATTTCGGTCGACCCACTTGCCGTTTCCGTTTCATTATCGATAAACACATAACTATGCTTAGTCTGCGGATATTTAGGAATGATATATGGACGTTTCGACTTCCAATATCCGGCTTTTTCGGACTTCATCGCGTCATAAACCGCATTTTTCTTTTTAATACGGTCTTCTTTCAACTTATATTTTTCATAAGTCTTCTTCTTTGAATTGTAAACGGACTTAGCTTTAACCTTCTTCTTGGAACTTTTTGCTTGTGACCTCTTAGCACTAGCCAATTGCTTTTCCAGCTTGGCTTTTTTGCTGCCACTAGCTTTCGAAATATTGGCTTTGATATTATTAACTGACTTTTTATTCTTCAAGTCGGTTGAATTAGCTTTCTTATAGGCATTTTTAGCCTTTAAGTAAGCAGTATGGTACTTGTCTAACGTGTTTGCCATGCAATCACCGTCCTTTTAATCTTGACCCAAAGCGTCATTGAAGTAGTCGTCAATAATATTCATAAGCATGGCCTTGTCGTCAGCTAAGGCTTTTTTAACTTGACTCGCAACATCATTACTTGCCCCAGATATGTTAATTGTAGGACTGTAATTTATTTGTGGTCGGATAGTTGTAGCCTGTTTAGAATTCTTAAAGCCACTTTGCTGCTGGCGATTAAACTCTGCTTTTCCGGTGTTTATTTCTGCCAATTTACGTTGTAATTTAGCAAAATTACGCATGCGACCAAAGATTCCAGCAGGATCATTCTTAGCACGGGCACTCATAGCTTCCATGATAAGTGGATCAGCATTCGGCTTTTGTGGATTAATAGCAACTTCACTATTAACACCTTTTTCACCAAAAATGTTAACCTTACCATTCTCGGCCCAGCCACCATTAGCATGTCTACGACGTGCACCACTCGGCGCCCAGCCACCATTCCAACGCAAATCGCTAGTTAAGTTCTTATCGTTAAATAAGGCCAAGATTTGGTCATAACCATTAGCTCGGTTATTGTGTCCTTTTACAGCGTAATTTCTGAACGTTGAGCCAATGAATTGGAAAAGACCACGTGCAGGGTCGACCCCTGTGTTGGAATCTGTATATCCATGCTGCCATACAGTGGGATTTCCGCCAGATTCATGGCTCATGGTGTTAAGAATACGTTTTAGCAAGCCACCAGACAAGTGAACGCCCATTTCTTTAGCACCTTTTTTGATTAGTGGAATCCAGCGAGTTACGCCGTGTCCGCCAATGTTTCCAGCGCCTGAAATGTCGTCATCATCGGTCAAGTTCTTCGATACCCATTTCAGCTTGTCGCCAATCTCTGACTTAACTAATTTAGATAAACGCGAGTCATGCTTGCTGTTCTTGGCAGCTTTACCTTTAACGTGCAATGGATTAAGCCAACCAGCCGTTGATGACCCGCTAACACTAAACATCTTATGATTAGTTGCCCCAACGTGAACATGGCTACCGCTAGGCCCTAATTTAGCAATTGCTTGGCCTGCTTTTACGGTATCGCCAACATCAACTAATAGGTTTGCACCGGAGTTTGCTTTACCGTTAAGTTCTTGGTAAATATAATCTAGTCCGCCGCCACTAATAACAACGTTTTGACCAATACCGTTACCGCCACCCCAACCAGCAGGTGCACCGCCGGCATGCGTAACTTTACCAGTATTCATCGCGTGAACGGTCTTACCACCGCTAAAATCGACACCATCATGACTGCTAAATCCACCAGAAACCTTACCACGATTACCAAATCCAGACGATACACCCCAGCCATTGCCGGGACTATGTCTAACTGGGCCACCGTTACTGCTGCCACTCATAGCTGCTGCCATTTGTGACCATACCTCGGCATTCCATGGCTTACCGTATTTGTTAGCTGCACCACGGGCGTTGTTAAGCACTGATGTTCCTAGGAAAGTGCCACCATTTGCTTTGGAATTGTTACCAAACGTCGTGTTAAATGCTTGGTTAGGGTTAGCGTTGTTGCGCTTGATTAATCGCTTTAGTGCGCCTGTACCCTTAGCATAGTGTGGCAATTGTCCTGAACCTTGCAAAGCAGCGACCTCATGGCCGTTAAGGACTTCATCGCCAGCAGACAATGGCATAACAACATTATCGCCTTGTGGCATAAGCACACGCCCGTTTTTCTTGACGATAGCCTCTTGACGTTGAGAAGAATTAGCATCGTTAACAACAGCCATTGTATTTTGCTTAATTGGCCCGTGTGATCCGGTTGCGAAGCTAACCGTTGGTAATGTTGATCCACCACCGCCGAACTTAGATAAAACTTCGTTAATGGCACGGTCACCACGGTTAATTTGCTTAATAACGTTCTTCATAGCACTAGCCATATAGTTGTCAAGCTTACCAAAAATCGAATTAAAGTCGCTTGCGATTCCTTGGTTTACTTTGTAAAGACTTCCACGCAGCTTGCTTTGAATATTGAGTGCCTTGCTGCTCATTGTAGAGTAGTCATTAACCGTATTGTTCTTCGTGCGATTAGTTAATTTGTCTGTATCTTTGGATATTCGGTTCCACTTTTGCTTAGAATGCGAACTAAAGCTATTAACAATCTTACGCGAATTCTTTGTGCTGCCATTGTATGATCCAACGATACTGTTTTTAATACGTTTCATCGACTTTGCAGTCTCGCGTTCAGTCTTATTAAACTTAGGCGTTTTAATTTTTACAGATGACGAATTGCTTCCACTGTTAAGCTTTGCATTGCCATCAGCGTACATTCTAACGCCCATACCGCCGTTTAACATCTTCTTGGTGTCACTAGCTGGGTAAATCTTTTCACCCGCGTAGACGCCCGTTAATTGCGCACCACGTGTACCTAATAATCGGGCACCGTGCTTCGAATAACCAACCTCAACTCCGTTTTCACCAACTAATGCCAAATGCGAATGACTCATAACGCCGCCTTTAGCATGAGCACCAATGGTCGCGAAAGCATTATATCCAATTTTTCCGGACTTCTTAGGCTTGCTGCCACTTCCGTGTATGCCGTTGGTGATTTGCTTGTTATTTCTTACAAGTCCTTTGGAAAGACTAGGGGATTTTGATTCAGATTTGCCCATCAAATCACTAATGAAATTGCCTACGTCTTTCCCTAAATTGAAAATCATGCCAAACCAATGAGAAAATGTGTTCCAAATGCCCTTGGCGATTGAACCAACTGCTTTTCCGAAACCAGAGAATACAGTTTTGGCGTCACCCCAAAGACTTCCCCAGCGTCCAGTGAAAAAGTCGTTGAATAACTTCAACTCGCCTTTAAACATCTTGAATAGTCCGGAAAATGTTCCTGCCAAAGTTTTTACAACATCAACTGTGATTAAAATTGCACCATTTAAGATATGCCCGAACGCACGAATACCATGCTTCATTTCTAGCACAAAGTATTTCTTGACAAACTTACCAGCAGGGGCAAGGGCCCGCCCTAGTGAACGCATGGAACGTCTTATTGCAGGCATATTCTTGTTAAGATTTCTACTTGCTGATTTACCGAGTGAATTCAGCGCTTTATTGGCTGGTTTTAACTCACGTGATAAGACTTTTCCAATTTTATGACCCATTTTAGTTCTGCTAAAGCTGTGAACTGCCTTACCAGCCCAGCCACCAACAACGTGACCAACGGTAGCACCAATCGCAGCTCCGGCTGGGCCACCGAAGAACATACCAACGCCTGTTCCGATTGCAGTACCAACCGCTTTACCATAACTCTTATAACGGGTTGTGTTGTTTTTGGTGGTAATTGCACTATATAAACTTGCACCAATGTCAATTCCAGCTCCGGCAACTGACGCACCGGCGGCAACCTTACCCATGATTGACCCACCAGCCTTAGCTACACCCGCTGGGGCAATACCTCCACCTAATGTGGAAGGAGCTTTAATAGCAGCAGCCTTAGCTGGTACTATAAACGCCCATGCAGCTTTTAATGCACCCATCGTTTTTAATAACCCGCTCAACGCGAACGATACGGGAGCAATAGCACCAACGGCGACAATACCCCATGTTACAATCTTCTTTTGAGACTTAGGCATTTCATTAATCTTGAAAAGTAATTTGTCGAACAAACGTAATGCGCTATTCAAGTTAGGGAGTACGGTTGTTGCAAAAGCAATCCCCAACGAATTAAGTGATTGTTGGAAAATCTTGATTTGGGATTGTGCTGTCATCGTATTTGACTTAGATAATCTACCAACATAATCATTTTTTGTTGACTTTTCAACTTTCTTGTTTAATTCATCTAATTGCTTAGAACTATTTGCCAGAATTGCCCCAGCGTTTTCACCAGTAGCACCGAACAAGGCGTGGAAAATAACACCTTTTTTAGCTTTGCTCATGCCTTGTGTTTGCTTGTTAAGAAGTGCCATGGTTTCGGTTACTGACTTCATATTTCCACGCTGATCTACGAAGCTCTTAGCACTCAAACCCATGCTTTTTAGTGCTTCCGCACCGCCCTTAGTTGGGCTTTGAATAGATTGCATAACCTTACGCAATCCAGTTCCGGCTTTTTGAGCCTCAAGTCCATTATTAGATAAGATACCAATGGCCGAAGCAGTTTCAGAAAGTGAATACCCAGACTGGTGTGCCCGTGCTCCAACGTATTCCATAGCAACACCCATCGATTGAAAATCAGTGGCTGTTAAGTCAGACGCGTATGCCATTTTGTTAACAACGTCTTTGGTGTTGTTTAACATTTTGGACGTTGAATTGCTACGCATTCCGAATGATTCTAGCGCAGCGGTAGAGTTGTGCACAACATCGTTGTAATCGTCTCCGGAAGCCATGCTTGCTTGCAATAGGCTTTTCTGTGCAGCCAATGCTTGGTTGGTTGAATAACCACGTTTGATTAATTCTTGATAACCATCAGCAATCTTTCGCTGGGAAACACCATATCTAACAGAATACTTATTGCCATCATCTTGCATTTTATTAACGTTCTTTTGAGCCTCGGCAGCGTCTTCACCACCGTATTTAGCAAGGTTAAACGTCTCACGCAAGGTGTGTTGCACTTTAACAGCGTCATTAGCAGACTTAATCAATCCTGCACCAATTGCTAACGATGAAATGGCTGTTCGTCTACCAACCTCTGCCATACGATTGCCAGCACTGTTAAATCGATTGAATGCTTTTGAAGCCCGATCAGCACGACTAGAAACGGAATTTAATCCGTTAATTTGATGATTAAAGTTACCACTTTTACCAGCTTTACCAGCAGCACGGGAAAACTCATTGGTCTTATCAGTAGCTTTATCAGCAGATTTTTCAACACCATTTAATGACTCTTTTGCGTCATTAATTCCTTTAGTGTGTATAGAATTCGCCTTTTTGCCAAAGTCATCAAGCTTTCGATTTAAGCTGGTCATTCCTTTACCCAGCGTGCCTACTTTGTCAATTAAGTCTGACAATCTTTGCATATTTTGAACATTAATCTTATATGCAATCGTGTCCGCACCAATTGTAGCCATTGTTTATTGACCCCCCTTCGATCCTCCGAACGCTAATGCTATTGCGGAAGCCCTAGCATATTGTTTTTCTTTCATACGTTCTTCAGTGGCGTATTGCAAAATGCTTAGTTCGTTGCCGTTCATGTTTTCAATATCTTCAAATGAAATATTATTATCTCCGTGTATATAAATAGCCCATTTAAGGGCTATTTCGGGGCGCGTTTTAAAAATACGCTTTATTTCACTTTTACTAAAGAAGATGTTGCTATTGCAGGTGAAACGTGGCAACGATGTTCATGACGTCATCGAGTTCGCTCTTAGTAACGCCAATTTCACTTAACGTATCAAAACTAACCTTATGAATAGGCTTAGTGTCAATACTTACAAGCTTGATTACGTGGTTCATTAGAAATTCATAGGTGTCAACGTTGTTAGCTTGAATATATGAATTGCCGTCTTCGTCAGTGACGCGCTTCATCATCATATCGCCTAGCTTGGTACTAATTCCAAGGTTAGGTTTCTTGACGTCAACGCGTAATGTCTTGCCGTTCTTCAACAAGTATTCGAACGAAAGATTGTCACCAACCTTAATGACTTCGTCTTCGTCACGGTAAATAGAAGCAGTTGGTTTCGTAGTTACCTCTGCCAATTCGTCCTTAGCTTCACCATTTACAATTCGTTCTTCATTAGTATTTTCCGTCATTTTAAAACGCTCCTTTTGTTTTAGTTACTCTTTGGTTCCAATACGATTTGACCAGCGCTGAATGCTGCGTCAACAGTTTGTGCGTCGCCACCGACCTTAATATCAGGGTTCTTGGTGAGCAATGCCTTGCTGGTGTAAACATGTTCAAATGGCGTTTGAATGTCAATCCGAACATACTTAGTTGACGCACCCATTTCCATAATCTCTTGCCAAGTATCAGACGCACGGTTCAAGTGCATAGTAATTGTACCACGATCATCATGCTTACGAACAGCACTGTTACTACCTTGCGCGTCAACCGTCCAAGTAATGCGGTCATTTGCCCATGATACATCAACTAAATCATCACCGTTGAAGAACTTAACAAGCTTCCCGTTAAGGTAAATAGCAACGTCTTGGGCGTCGTACAATGGTTCGTCGTCTTGAATGCTAGAAGCTAAATCTGGATTCATAGTGTTTTCCCCCTTTAATATTCGATAGTGTTAGAGATGTAAACATCTTCAACCATGCCAGCAGGCTTGTAAGAAGTGGTTACACCGCGCATTTCACGTTTTTGTTCGTATGATTGTGACAACTTGCCGGGCTTAACGTATTCGACGGAGTAATCAGGCATACCGTTTTCGTTACCGTTTTCGTCAACTTTAGGGGCAACAATACCCATATTGAACGCGTCAGAGAACACAGTGCGAATCGTATCAATAACCGTCTTAAACCCTAATTCCGTGTATGGAATTCCGTTGTCTTGAGAGTTCTTAAACAATTCAACAACTCGCGAGTTGATAAGGTTTTGTACCCAGTCAAGGCCACGCATGATGTCGATGTGCATATCAGTGCCCATAGTACGGGAGCTTGTCAATGCAGGGTTAGCGCCGACGAACGCATAGGTGATGATGTTCTTATCATCTAACAGCTTTAAATCATCTGGCGTAAAGTCAAAGCGGTCTTGTGGCTTGATATACTTCAAGTCGCCCAGCGTGTACTTCAAGGCTGCGTGTGGTGGCAGCATACCAAGCTTAGCTGTAACAGCAATATCGAGTGCGTCAAGGTAAGTCCCATCTGCAACTTCTTCGGTAGTAGCGGCTGGATTAGTCAACCCAACGGTACGCTTGTTCAGTTGTAACTTGCTAAGGTCATCAGCAGTGTTGCTGTAGGCAAAGAACAAACCAGTATTCTGCAATTCCATAAAGTTAGAAATGCCCGCCATCAAGTCAGCGTTTGGTTCGTCTAGTACCAAGAAGTCCCAGCCGGCATACAAATACTTCTTAACAACAGCAATTGCGTTATCAACGTCATCTTTAGGTGCTGGAGTACCTTCACCAGCCGCAGTAGCCTTAGTGCTAGTTAAAACGATAAGTGAAACTGCTTCGCCGTTGTTAGCAAAGTAAACTTGACCCTTTTTGTATAAACTAGTTGTTTCTGGATAGTCAGCTTCCAACTTATCCAAGCTTTCATAAACCTTAATACCGGCAGTAGTACCGGTAGTTAAAATAGCAGTCGCACCCGTAGTGTTCACATTACGAGAAAACGTGTTTGACATGTGAACTGGTGAAATACGTGTTACCGTACTCATTAATGTTTCTGGCATTATTGTTCCTCCTTAATTTTTAAATCATTGTCAATTGATGAAATTGTATCAACGGGGCTATTGTATTTTCGCCAATACTTAATCGTTAAATCGAACCCGTGATGGTGTAGCTCATTCACTGGCACGGCTTGAACTGACCGTGATTGGACTGTTCCAACACTTGCAATCACAATACCGTTACTGCGCAACACTTGTCGTGTATACGTGTCTAATAGGTAAGCTCGCAAGTTAGCGCAAATGTTTACGGTTGATTGCAATGTGTTAGAGAAAACGTCAACAGAAATTTCTGCTTCCATCTCTGTGTCGTTGTAATTCTTTTCGCCGTAAGTTGGAACATCGTATGATACAGGATAAATAGTTACAAATGGCGGCTTGTCATTTGCCTTTATTTTTCCACTAGGTTGTGGCTTGATTCCTGTTATATCATTAATTATTTTAATAGCCGGATAAATAATTTCATCGAAACTATAAACGTTGCTTTTATATGGCTCGCTATTAGGCAATTGTATCATCACCCCTTAGTCGATAAACATAAACGCCAGTCAACGCGCTATGGTTCTCAACGTCATCAATTTGGAAAATCTTGTTTTCCGTTTCAACGATTGTCCCAATGGCAAATTCGCTTGAGCTAATCCATTGTAATCTTGTAGGCAGATTGCTATTAGAATTTTCGATGGCATTAGCGATGGCGTTTGATCCGTATTTGTTTTCGGGCGTGACTGGTTCGAAAAGCTCTTCCGCCTTGTCGTCTTTATCAATCAATTCTTTGGTGATTGGTTCTGTTTCTCCCCATGCGTTTTCTTCGCTGCTACCTTTTAATGAATTAATCGTCGGGTGCACAACCACACGTTGATTATAAATTGATAAATCTCGCAGAATACCATTAATTTTAGCCACGCGTTGTCACCCTCCCATCAATTGAACGTCTTAACCCGCCGGTATCAACCAGCGGCTCATTACGCCCTTTTTTCTTAATTGTAGCTGGGGCATTGGCTGGGCCGACAATAGAAATCTGATGTCTAACACCCTCTGCCATAACCTTACTAATTGATTTATAAGCGCCCATAGCTGTTAGCTCACCATTGATAATTTTACCAACGGAAACACTAGCAGCATAACGCCAAGCATGACGCTTGTTTCTGGCAGCTGCACCTCGTAGAAAGGAACGTGCAGGTATGGTCATCGTCCCAAATTCGTTAGCACGTACAATCATTCGCAGCTCTTCTTCGGAATGCTCTGGAACTTTTTTCAAAGCACCGGCTTCCGCTTGATACTTATTTAAAGATTTCAAGCGTCTACGTTCCAGCCTTAATTTCTTTAATAATTCCGATTCAGAAACCATTAAAACGTCACTGGAATTTCCAACGTTTTACCAGACTTAACAGCACTTTTTTTAAGTCCATTGGCTTCCATAATTGCACCAACCGTTGTTTGATTGCCGAACTTGGTATAAACGTCTAACAAAGTTTCACCGTCTTTTACAGTGTACTTTTGCTTACGATTGGAATTAGTTAGTTTCTTAGCCATAACTACACGCCCCCTTCTTTTTTAATACAGGCTCTTTGCCCGTCCAAACATCGAATGCCCTTGCGATGCGACTAACTCATTGAATGCTTTAAGCCAACCGTCGTTTGGTGACGTATCGCGATTAACACTATAAGCTCCAGCATTTACGGTTGTCCCCATCGCACCACCGTTTTGAATAATCATAAGCAAGTGGCAGGCATACAGAAATGTTGCATAATCACAAACCTCTGGGTCAATTCCATATGATTTAGCAACTGAACCCGCAGTTTTAATTGCACCATCTATCTCTAAATCTGAAACATCTTTAAAGTCTTCTAACGCTTTAATTCGATCTGCGGTATTCATTGCTTCACTCATTTTGGATTACCCCCATTGGTTATTTAGCGCTGCCTGACGTGGTTGTAGTGCTTGCAGCTTTCTTAGGCGAGTTGATACCAGCAACGATAAATTCTGGTGATACCTTGAACGCGTACTTGACAACACCGATTTGACGTGGGTCACTAGCAATCTTGTATGCGGCCTTACCATCAAGAACAGCTTGACGATATTCGTAAGCCCTTAGGGCCACTGACAAGTCTACGGAAGTACCAGCAAGTTGCATAGCCATAACGCGCTTGTTGATGATAGTTTCAGAACCACCGTTCTTTAATTCATCACGGTTAACAACAATGCCGTTAGCAGGGGTAGCCGTTGCGAAGTATACGGAGCTAGGTGCGAACATAAATGCTGATGTCTTACCGGGTGCGTCAACAGGAATTTCATCGTCAACAATAACATTGAGACCGTTATACATGCGAATAACCATGCCAGCTTCACTAGGCTGTTCAGTTGCGATTAAGTTTTGCTTCCGCAATTCGCCTAACGTAGCAGAGTTTACAACAATCTTTTGTAAAGTTGGGTCAGCAACGTCACCCATGCGCACAGTGGCTGCAATCATGTCTGCTGGTGAGAATAACGTTTCAGCACCAATCTTATAACCTTTGGTTTCGGCGATGTCAGCATTGGCAAATGCACTGTTTAACACGCTGATTAACCAGCTTTCGTTCTTGCGAACCCAGTAAGCACCAAAGCGTTCAGCGATTTGCTTGATGACGGGTGCACCAGTTGCTAATTGACCCCAGTCAGTAGCAGCGTAAGCTTGATATTCATACATCTTCATAGCTTGTGCCGAGTTGGTTGACAGGCTTTGGGCGGTAATATCTTGCTTATCGTTCCATTCGTTAGTTTCTCCACCTAAATCACCAATCAATGGAATATCAACCATGCGGCCACCGTCTAACAGTCGGTTGCCTAACACTGGGTCATTAGCTAAGATACCGGCCTGAACGAAACGGCTTGTCTTAGTAGACATTTCCTGCACATATTGTGCGAATACTCGTGGTTCAATTAAATTTGAAAATGTTGTAACTGCCATTTTTTTGTCACTCCTTAAATGTGTTCTGCTTTGTATTGTTCGTCATATGCTTCGGGGGAATCTCGGCGGAAAGCAACACGTTCCTCGTAACTCATATCACTAATCTTCTTGCCTTTATACTTGTCAGGGATTCCAGAACCGGCCTTGGGCGTGTTACTGCCTTGCGTTTCTTTGAGAACGCGGTCATCAACCGTCTTTTTGAAGTCAGATTCAAATTGATCGATGTTGTTCTTAGCCTTTTCGGGGTCTTCATTAGCAAGCGTTTCAGCAAAAGAAACTGGTAAACCGCGTTTAGTTAGTTCTTTAGTTGTCTCGAAAACAGCTTTGTCGTGATTGAATTTTCGGCGTTCTTCCGCTTCTTTCTTCTCACGTTCCTTGCGTTCTTCTTCGGCTTTCTGTTCTGCTGTCAATTGCGTTTTGCGAATTGCTTCGTCAACTGCTGAATTGATAGCTTGTGAAAACTCGTCGCTGTTCTTAAAATCAGTAACAGCTGCGGCACGGAACTTGCGCTCACTCTTGTGGATAAGCGCACTTAGTTCCTCTTGTGTCATAGTGATTGGTTCGTCATTCTCTGCCATGTTAATATTCCCTCCGTTTTTTTGCTTTGTATGTGGCATAACAGATACCTTTTAGCGTAGCATAACGCTTGGCCTTCAATTTTACGTCCGAAGGAATAAGGGACAAAACTAATTATACCGGAATCTTGCTGCACCGACAACTTGGGTGGCTATTGTCTGGTATAGTTGGAGCTTCTTCAATCTTATACGGGCCGGCTTCTTCTAACTCAACACATCTTTTGCAAGCACC